TAACCATTCTTGTAGATTCACTTGCAGCTGCAACAACTAAAGTAGAGTTAGAAGCTGAGTTTGATAAAGATGGTTGGGCTACAAGTAAAGCAATCATTCTATCAAAAGCTATGAGAAAGATTACTCAGATGATTGGTAGACAAAAGATTGCTCTTGTGTTTACAAATCAACTCAGACAAAAACTCGGAGTTATGTTTGGTGACCCGTGGACTACAAGTGGTGGTAAAGCATTACCATTTCACGCTTCAACACGTATCAGATTAAAAAATCTTGGTCAAATCAAAGATACTAAAAAGAATACTATTGGTATGAAGATGAGAGCTCAAGTCATTAAGAATAGATTAGGGCCTCCAATGAGACACGCTGATTTTGAACTTTATTTTGAGAGTGGAATTGATGATGAAGGTAGTTGGTTAAAAGTATTAAAAGACCACAATCTTGTCAAACAAGGTGGAGCTTGGTACACTATGGATAATCACTTAGGTGAACAAATTAAGTTTCAATCTAAAGACTGGGCTGAAAAACTTGAAGATGAAGACTTCAAAAAACATTGTTACGATTTAATATGTGAAAAAGTTATTCTTAAATATGAGAAGAACTTTGGTATTGATGATGTAACTATTGAAGAGGAAATTAGTGAGTAATTCTAAATACTTATCTATATTTGAAGAGATAAAAAAAAAGGGTGGCTCATTAGACGGCGGAAACCCAAATGATAAAGTACTGATAATAGATGGCCTAAATACTTTTATAAGAGTGTTTAGTGTTATACCGACTACTAACGATGATGGTATTCACGTTGGTGGAATAGTTGGTTTTCTAAGAAGTATAGGTTACACAATAAATATGTTTAGTCCTACCCGTGTCATCATAGTATTTGATGGTAAGGGTGGGTCTAACCGCCGTAGGAAATTATATCCAGCATATAAAGAAAACAGAAAAACTAAATACAGAGTAAATCGTGCATATGACTTTGCTTCTCAAGAAGATGAGAAACAAAATATGATTATGCAATTACAGAGAGTGGTTGAATATTTAGATAATCTTCCTATAACTGTATTATCATATGATAACATTGAAGCTGATGATACTATTGGATATCTATGTAGACAAGTTCTTACTGAATCTCAAATTACAGTTATGTCTACGGATAAAGATTTTCTTCAGTTAGCTGATGATAGAATAAAAATATGGAGTCCAACTAAAAAGAAAATATATAATCAACAAGCTGTATTTGATGAGTATGGTATATCGGCTCATAACTATATTTGGTACAGAGTATTAGATGGTGACAAGTCAGACAACATATCTGGTGTACGAGGTCTAGGATTAAAAACGATACAAAAAAAACTACCGTTTTTGAGCGAAAACCGGATAGTTAATATAGATGAAGTTATTAAAGAATTACCAGAATCAAAAGATGTTATAGAAATGAATTATAAATTAATGCAATTATCGGATGTAGATATTTCAGGTTCTACAAAAACTAAAATTATAGATAGAGTTAACGAACCTATCAATAGATTAGTTAAATATAAATTTGAAAAAATGTTTTTAGAAGATAAGTTATATACTGCACTTCCTAATCTTACTAGCTGGTTATTAACAAATTTTAATCAATTAAACCATTACGCTGAAAAAACATATGAATGAAACATTAACACAATTTGGAACATCATTTCAATCAAAGATTATAGCGTCGTTGATGGGAGATGTAAAATTTATTCAAACAATTAGTGATATATTAAATCCAACTATGTTTGATTCGGATTCAAACAAATGGTTAGTGCAGAGTATAGTAGATTATTATTACAAATATAAAAAACAACCCACACTTGAAGTTATAAAATATAAGATTGACGAGATAGATGATGATGTACTTAAATCTGGTGTTGTAGATAAGTTAAGAGAAGTTTGGAAAAACGTTGAAGCTACAGATTTAGAATTTGTACAATCAGAAACACTTGACTTCTGTAAAAATCAAACATTAAAAACTGCAATACTTAACTCAGTTGATTTATTGGAAAATAAAGATTATGATGGTATAAAATCTATTATAGATGAGGCTATGAAAGCTGGAACTACAAGGGATTTAGGACACGATTATATCATATCATTAGAAGAACGACTTGCAGAATCTGCTAGGATAACAGTTAAAACGCCTTGGGATGTGGTTAATGACATAATGGATGGTGGTTTAGGTCACGGTGAACTTGGTGTGATTGTTGCTCCCGCTGGTATTGGTAAATCTTGGACACTACAAGCACTTGGTGCTGGAGCGTTAAAAGAAGGTAAAACGATAGTTCACTATACCTTAGAATTAAATGAAAACTATGTTGGTTTAAGATATGATTCTATATTTACAGGAGTCACTACATCAAATATAAAATATTATAAAGATGATGTACAATCTAAATTATCAAAACTTCCAGGTAAATTATTAATCAAGTATTTTCCAACTAAAGGTGCTAGTGTACAGACAATCAGTTCCCATTTAAAACAGATTGAAATAAGTGGTGAAAAACCAGATATGGTATTAGTTGATTATGCTGATATATTAATGCCTGTTGGAACGTTCAAAGAAAAAAGACACGCTATAGGAACTATCTATGAAGATTTACGAGGTTTAGCTGGTGAGTTAGAAATACCAATATGGACAGCGTCTCAAGCTAATCGTTCAGCTCTTGAAGAGGATGTGATTGGTGCTGATAAAGTTTCAGAAGATTATAGTAAAGTTATGACTGCCGACTTTGTTATGAGTATGAGTAGAAAAGTAGAAGATAAGATAGCTAATACAGGTAGATTCCACGTCATTAAAAATAGATTTGGAATTGATGGTGTGACTTATCCAGCTACAATAAATACAAATATAGGACAAGTTCAGATATTTGAAGGTAGTAGTCAGTTTGGTAAAAATGCACAAAGTAAGATGAATAACAGCGAAGAGTTCTTGAGAAAAGAATTAGCAAACAAATATAATGATATGGAAAAAAACATTGATGGATTTGAGTAAATATTAAATTAAGTTTAGTATATATTATATTTATGAGTGTTACGAGAAAAATAGATTACAAAAGGAGTTTAGGTTAATGGAAAAATTCAAGTTATCGGAAAAGTTTATAGAAAAATTTAAAAGAAAAAAAGCACCTTTTGGTTTTAATGGATTAGGGGAATTGGTTTATATGAGAACGTATTCTCGTATTAAAGAAGATGGTAAAAATGAAAGATGGTGGGAAACAGTTCAACGTGTTGTAGAGGGAACATACTCTATGCAGAAAAACCATATTGAATCCCATCAGTTAGGTTGGAACGCTTGGCAAGCTCAAGCATCAGCTCAAGATATGTACGAACGAATATTCACTATGAAGTTCTTACCTCCTGGTCGTGGTCTATGGGCTATGGGAACCGCAATCACAGAAGAAAAGAAGTTATACGCTGCCCTTAATAATTGTGCGTTTGTATCCACTAAAACAATCAAAGAAGATTACTCAAAACCATTTTGTTTCCTTATGGATGCTAGTATGTTAGGTGTTGGTGTAGGATTTGATTGTAAAGGTGCTGGTGAGATTATAATTAAAGGTATAAATACAGACAGAAATGAGGAAACATTTCAAATACCTGATACAAGAGAAGGTTGGGTAGAATCACTTAAATTATTATTAGAAAGTTACTTTCACGGTACTGCACCTGTAAAGTTTGATTACGGTAAGGTTAGACCAGCGGGTGAACCAATCAAAGGATTTGGGGGTGTTTCAAGTGGACACGAACCATTACAAGAGGTACACGAAAGTATTCGTGGTGTCTTAGAGAAAAATAGTGGAGAACCAATTTCAATTACTACAATTGTAGATATAATGAATCTTATCGGTAAGTGTGTTGTAGCTGGTAATGTTAGAAGAACTGCAGAAATTGTGTTTGGTGACCCCGATTCAGAAGAATACTTAGATTTAAAAAATTATAAAGTAAATCCACATCGTGACCAATATGGTTGGACTTCAAACAACTCAATCTTCGCAGAACTTGGTATGGATTACACAGAAGCTTCAAAAAGAATTGTAGATAATGGAGAACCAGGACTTGCGTGGTTAGATAATATGAGACACTACTCAAGAATGAAAAACGGTGGTGATAATAAAGACCATAGAGTAATGGGTGGTAATCCTTGTCTTGAACAATCACTTGAATCATATGAGTTA